ATTTTGTTTTGATGGCGTAAATGCTAGTTACGACACTAAGGTAACTCTTTACCCACGCCCTGATGGTGTGTATAGCATCCCATTTAGCTTGACAGTACCACAGGCTACATTGTCTTCTGATGCCACTATTGTTGCTGTTCCTGATGTTTTAGTTGTTCAGAATGCTTATGCTCGTGCTTTGGTAGAGCGTGGTGAAGATGGCGGTTTGTCTTCTTCTGAAGCGTACCAGTTGTATAAAGCTATGTTGTCCGACTACATTGCTTTGGAAGGTACTCGTTATCCTGAGAATCAGGAGTTTGTGGCAGTATGAGCCAACCAATACTGACTTACAGTATCTCAGCCCCTGCGCTTTATGGGTTGAATACACAAGACTCGCCTCTTGATCTTGCGGCTGGTTTTGCTTTGGTTGCGACAAATTGCATTATTGACCAATATGGTCGGATGGGTTCACGCAAAGGTTGGTCTAGGGTCAATGCATCTAGTGGAAATCTAGGTGCTAATGATGTGAAAGTTATCCATGAGTTAGTTCAATCTGATGGCACTTTGACTGTATTGTTTGCTGGCAACAACAAGATATTTAAGTTAAGTTCAACTAATACTGTTACTGAACTTACCTACGGGGGGGGTGGTACTGCCCCAACAATTACTGATAGCAACTGGCAATGTGCATCATTAAATAACATAACCTATTTCTTTCAGTCTGGTCAAAATCCTTTGATCTATGACCCTGCTGTTAGCACTACAATCTATCGTAGAGTGTCTGAGAAGACAGGCTATGTAGGTACTGTGCCTGATGCCAATATTGCAATCTCTGCTTTTGGTAGATTGTGGGCGGCAAATACAACAACTAACAACTCTACTGTCTATTTCAGTGATTTGATTGCTGGTCATGTTTGGTCAACAGGTACATCGGGTTCTTTGAATGTAGATCGTGTATGGGCGAATGGCGCTGACCAGATTACAGGTCTTGCCGCACACAATGGATTTTTATTTATATTTGGTAAGCGTCAAATCCTTGTTTACCAAAATGCTACTACACCAGCATCAATGTCATTGAGTGACACTGTTGAGGGTATTGGTTGCATTGCCAGAGACAGTATTCAAACAACAAGCACTGACGTTCTGTTCTTGTCTAACTCTGGTGTTCGTTCTTTGATGAGGACAATTCAAGAGAAGTCTGCGCCTGAGAGAGACTTGTCAAAGAACATTCGCAATGATTTAACCTCTGTAATTGCTGGTGAGACATTGGCAAATATCAAGTCTGTTTACTCTGAACGTGAAGCGTTCTATTTGTTGAGTACACCATCTATATCTGCTGTATATTGTTTTGATACAAAGGCATATTTACCTGATGGTGCGGCTAGAGTAACAACATGGGATTCAATCACTCCAACAGCATTTTTGTCTAGGCGTGATGGTTCTTTGTACATTGGAAAGAATGGTTATGTTGGTTTGTACAACACTTACCAAGATTACCAATCTGCGTATCGTATGTTGTACTACACAAACCATGCAGACCTTGGGAATCAGAATCAAACTTCTATTCTGAAGAAACTGTCTATTGTGGTTATTGGCGGTACAAATCAGACTGTTACCTTTAAGTGGGGTTTTGACTTCAAGACAAACTATTTGTCTGACAACGATACGATTCCAACTCAGGGAGAGTCCTATTATGGTATTGCTGAATATGGCGCTAATGCCACTGTGGTTGCACAGTATTCTGATGGTGTTGCATTGCAAACTTTAACTGTTCCTGCATCAGGAAGCGGCAAGGTTGTTCAAACAGGATATGAAACAGACATAAATGGCACTGCATTGTCTATTCAGAAGATTGAAATTCAAGCCAAAAATGGCAAAGTAAGTTAAAGGAGTAACTATGTCAGACTACACAAAATCAACGAACTTTGCAACCAAAGATGCTTTGTCTTCTGGCAATCCATTAAAGATTGTTAAAGGTACTGAGATTGATACTGAATTCAACAATATTCAGACTGCTATTGCAACTAAGGCTGATTTAGCAAGTCCCACATTTACAGGTACTGTAACTATTCCAACAGTTGCTATATCGGCAGGAACGATAACAGGCATTACAGATTTAGCAGTTGCTGATGGTGGAACTGGTGCATCTACAGCCGCGAATGCAAGAACTAATTTAAGTGCGGCATCGTCAGGTGCTAACTCTGATATTACATCTTTGACAGGGTTAACTACTGCATTAAGTGTTGCACAAGGTGGAACTGGTGCTACATCATTTACATCAGGCTCATTGTTAAAAGGAGTAGGAACAAGTGCAGTTGCAGTTGCCTCTGCATCTGACATTGTTACGGCTATTGGTTCAACGGCAGTTCAAAGTGCAACAAGTGCAACTTCTTTGTCTACTGCATCAGGCTCTGCCCCATCTTATGGCGCTAGGGCATGGGCTACATTAACTATTCCATCAAATGGTGGTGCGGTAACTATTCAAGCTAATGGAAATGTTGCATCTATTACGCATAGTTCGGCTGGTGTTTTTTATGTTGCATTCACAACAGCAATGCCTGATGCAAACTATTCAGTAAATATCAGTTGTGGATTGGCATTAGGAAATACAAGTGCGCCATTAGTTCAGTTGTTTTCTACTGGCTCTGTTAGTAACTACACAGCACCTACAGCGGCTGGTTTTTATTTCATTACGATGCACAGTGGAAATTTGAGTGTGCAAGATTGTGCAAGAATTTGTATCTCAGTTTTTAGATAAACATGAACAACCCTGATTACATTACTCACCACTTTTCTGATGTTGAACAATCTACTATCAATGTAGTTGATGGTAAGTTTTCTGACATTGAAAATTTTGACGAGATCGCTTTGGAGCATTGGGATTATTTTAAAAACAAAAAGCCAATGTTTAACAAAGAATATCTTGCTAAATTGCGAGTGGTGATTGCCAAAGATAATGAGAAAACAGTTGGTTATGTGTTTTATGTTTTTTTTAAAAGTCCGTATCACAATGAAACTTGGTGTCAAGTTGATATGTTCTTTTTAAAGCCATCACATAGAGGCAAAGGTATTGGTAAAGATATGTTTAGACTTGTTGAGCAAATGGCAAAAATTAATGGATGTAAAAAATTGATTACAAGTTATAACTTGAAAGAGTCTTTAGAAATGTTTTATGAAAAACTTGGTTTTAATGCTACTCATGTAGCAGTCGCAAAGGAGATTTAAAATGCCATTCAGTGCAGTATTAGGATATTTAGGGGCGCAAGAACAAGCATCTGCTACAGAGGCGGCGGCTAACACTTCTGCGGCGGCTCAACGTGATGCGGCAAGAATGGCGGCTGAAGCGTCTAGATTCCGCCCTGTTGGGATTACTACCCGTTATGGTAGTTCTAACTTTCAGATGTCGCCTGAAGGCTACTTAACTGGTGCTGGTTATAACGTCAGCCCTGAACTAAAAGCCTATCAAGATCGTTTGATGGGTCTTACTGGTGGTGCGTTAAGCCAAGCTGAAATGGCTCAACAACAGTATGCCCCTTTGCAGACTGCGGCTACAGGGTTGTTTGGATTGGGTCAGCAGTATCTTGCACAGAGTCCTGAACAGGTTGCGGCTAAATACATTCAACAGCAACAGGATTTGCTTGCTCCTAGCCGTGAGCGTCAGATGGCTCAGTTGCAGAACCAGTTGTTCCAACAAGGTCGTGGTGGACTGTCTGTAGGCGCTACAGGTACTAGACCAAGTGGTGCGGCAGGATTGGGTGCTACTACCCCTGAGATGGAAGCCTACTACAACGCTATTGCTCAACAAGATGCTCAGTTGGCGGCACAGGCACAGCAAGCTGGTCAACAGAATGTTGCGTTTGGTACAGGATTATTTGGAACAGGAAGCCAGTTGTTAGGTCAATATCAAGCTGGTCAGGTTGGCGCATTGAGTCCATTTACGGCTTACTTGGGTACTGGTCAGGCAATTGAGGAGATGGGTCAACAACCTTTGACATTGGGTGCTGGTTTGGGTGGTCAAGCGGCGGCTTATGGTGCTAATGCTGGCTCTAGTTTGCTTAGAGGTGGATTGAGTGCGGCATTGACTCAACAAGAAGCGGCGGGAATTAGTCCTGAAGCTGGTTTGTATGCTGGATTGGCAAAAAATCCAAGGTTGCAAACTGGATTTGAAAAGTTGTTTGGCATTAATCAACCATATGAAACCTATAGTGGCTACCAAGTTGGACCACCACAGCAAGGACAAACTCAACCTTATCCATATACAAGTTTTTCATTTAATGGACAACAAATTTAAGGAGTAATCATGGCAACATCAGACATTCTCGGCTTATTTACTACTCCTGAACAGTACCAACTTGCTCAACGTCAAGCGCAAGAAGCGGAAGCATTGCAATACGCAAAGTTAGATCCAAGGGCGCAAGCTAACTATGGGTTCTATCGTGCTGGTCAACAGCTAGGTGGTGCTATTGGCGGTGCATTGGGTGGTGAAGACCCTCAGTTGAAGATGATTTCAATGCGTCAACAGTTGGCTAGTCAACTTGACCCTACAAATCTTGATACATATAAATTAGTTGCTCAAGATGCCGCTAACAGAGGAGATACACAATTTGCAATGGCAGTTGCTGATGCTGGTAGACAAGCGGCTATTCAAATTGCTCAAGCCAATAAAGAGAAACAATTGGCTGTTCCTGTTGATATCCAAAAATCTCAAATGATTCCTCAGATTCAAGATGCTATTGACCAATATAAATTATTGCCTGTATCACCTGAAAGAGATAGAGCAATCAAGTTACTTGAAAATCAACTTAGAGTTTTAGGTGGAGATGCGGGTACAAAATTGGCGGCTCCAATTCAAGTTGCCAATCGTATTGGTGAAATCAACAGGACATTAAGAACACTAAAACCTCAAGACCCAACTTATCAAGATTTGGAAGCTGAAAAAGAACAACTTCAACGACCTGAAAAACCAGAAAAAGTAGCTGATAAACTTCAAGTTGCTAAACGAGTTCGTGAAATACAAGCACAATTAAGTCCTGATGCTGGAGTTATTTTGCCACCTCAAGTTCGTGCTGGATTAGAGGCAGAACTTGGAAGTCTACAAGTAGAACAAAAACCAGATGTACCAAAAATAGGTGTTACAAGAACAACTGGAGAAGCTGTTTATTACGATAGAAATGAAGATTTACAATTTGTAAAGAGAAAAGATCCTAAAGATCCAACTAAACAAATTCGTGTGCCATTTGAAGGAAATATTGACCAAACAACCTCTAATATTACTCAAACAGCAGGGTTTAAACAAGCCGCTGGCATTAATCAAAATAAACTTGATTTGGCAAAAGCTGTTGAAGAGAGTGCTATTTCTGCATCTGATCGGATTTCTTTAGCTCAAAGCTTGAGAGAGCTTGCACCGAAATCCTTTACTGGATTTGCGGCAGATGCAAAATTAACCGCATCAAAAGTTGCATCAGCATTTGGAATACCAACTAAGGGTGGTACTGAGTCAGAGATTATTGACCAAATTTTAGGTCAAATGACTATTGGGTCAGCAGGACAACTCAAGGGCGCATTGTCTGATAAAGATGTTTTGTTCTTGAAGAAAACTATTGGTACAAGAGGATTGTCTGTTAATACATTGCTATTTGTTGCAGACGAAATTGAGCGTTTGGCGGCTCAAGACAGAAACCTGAATAAGAGAATAAATGATGTAACAAAATCGGGTGGAAACCTAAATGAAGTTAATTTTGAAGAAGAAAAATCAAAATCCTCAAGTTTTGTAAAGAAACAAATGTCTGAGTATCGAAGTATTTTGAAGAAGGTTGCCAATAACACAGCCACTTTAGAAGAAGCAACAAAAGCAAGACAAATCCGTGATGAATTGGGGTTGTAATAATGAACTTAGATGAATACATCAAAAATCTTGAACTTGCTGGTGGAAAAACAATCAGTCAAGGTGGCGATAGCGCCGCCCAAGCTCAACAAACAAGACAGCAACTTGAACAAGCATTTGTTCCATCAATTGCTGTAGCTCCATCTTTCCCTACAAGTGTTCCAGAAACAGCGGGATTGCTTTTGGGTCTTATTCCTCCACTTGCGCCAGAAACACGATTTGCACAAAGCATGGTAAGGCTTGGAGAAAAAGCACCAGCTTTTGCTAGACCATATGTTCCATCATTAGCGGCATCCACACTTGGAACAACTGCTGGAACAGTAGCTGAACAAGCCTTTTTGCAAGACGAAAAGATTTTTTCTACTGAAACTGGAAAGAAACTATTAGAAAACAATCTTCAAAATGCGGCATTTGATGTTGGCGGTAATTTAGTGTTTTCTGCTTTTGGTAAAACATTAAAAGTAACAAAGGATGCGCTAGATAAGTCTGGCATTACAAAGTCGGCAAGTTTCTTTGCAACACCCGAACAAGAAGCAAGACGGGCGGCGCAAGAGTGGTTGTCATCAAGAAATGCAACTCTTACAAGAGGTCAGCTTACTGGTAATTTTGGTACTCAAACACTTGAAGGAACATTAAAATATTCTCCCGCATCTAACTACTTTGAACAACAACAAAAAGATGTTCAAACGGCATTAAATGCTGGTGCAAACGATGTAAGAACTACACTTGATACATCAGAGGCATTTCAAACTGCATTAAAGCAAGGTGACCCTACGCAAATGGCTATTGGAGATCGCTTCCAAAATGCTATTGGTGAAGCAGATAAATTGATGAAGGCAAAGTTTGCACCAGTCTATGACAAGATTGATGCCGACCAAGGTTTGCGTGTAAATTTAGTTCCTTTAAAAGCTGAAGCACAAAAAGAACTTGATAAGTTAGCAAAACGTAAATTTATTGGTGCTGGAAGTGAACGTAGGAAGGTTTTAGAAGACATCATAAATCAAGATGATGAAGTGACATTTGGGACTGCTCATTCGTTAAGAAGTGATTTATTGGCAAGTGGTAGAGAGGCAACCAAAGAAGGTGTGCCATCAACTGTTTTGCAAAAAGAGTATTTCAACCAAGCACAGGGTGTTGCCAATCAAATGGACAACATAATGATTCTTACTTTTGGAAATAAAGAAGAAAAAGCTATAGCTAGAAAACTTGGATTGATTGGTGGTATAGATCAACCCGCTGGCTTACGAAATGGTCAATATATTGGAAATAACTTTGCATCTATTGATGCAATGAACATTGGTAGGACAAAAGCAACTACAGCAAGCAATGACTTATTGCGTGAATATTTTAATGCTCAAGATAGTTATAAAAACGCAATGGCTGGCTTGTATAGCGGAACAATGCAAGCGGCTTTAAAGGCAGAGCCATCTGCTGTTGGCGAGTTGCTGTTTAACATTGACAGACCAGAGCGTATGCGAGATACATTTAAGGCCATTACTGAAGTTCAAAAGTATCTTCCTAAAGAGCAAAGTGCTGGCTTGGTAAATGAATTGCGATATGGATACTTAAACAAGATATTTGGCGACCCAAATGGCGTGTTGAAGTTATCTCAAAACTTGGAAGACAAGACTTTTAAAGAAGGCTTTGACTATTTGTTTAGAGAGCCAAAAGTTAAAAAGCAACTATTGGATATAACAAATGCCGCTAAGTATGGTTTAGAGGAAGAAACAGGTTCAACTGTTTTGAGAACTAAGGCTATTGGTGCGGCTGTTACTGGCACTACTGCTGGCGCATCGACTTTAGCGTATCTAAATTTACCAGAAGATGTTCAAAACAAATTGGATTTGCCATCTATACTTTCTAGTGCTGGTGTTTTGTATTTAACTCCAAAAATGATGGGCAGAGCATTGACAAATAAGAACTCAATGGATGCACTTGCTATGTTGGCAAAAGCACAAGAGAATCCTAAGTTTGCTGGTGCGGCGGCGGCAAAGATAGCAGATATGTTCAATAAATCAGGAATCATTGACTCTGAGTATTTGACTGAACTCAATCAAATGATGACTATTGAAAGACCACAAACTCTTACTCAACAACAAAGAGCAAATCCAGTTATTGACTTGGATGCGTACATAAAAAGCCTTGAACCAGCACAATAAGGACACAAAATTGACCCAATCTCTATTTGTCTTCTTGCGGCTGGCTTGGTCAAAAACATCCAAGCTGGCTGTGAACTCTATAAACAAGCTAAAGAGTCTTTTGTCGAAATCAGGAATACTGCTAATGAAGTTGTCGCCATTGGTAAGGAAGTCAAAGGATTTTGGGGTTCATTGCGTAAACTATTTGGCGGTAGTCCCAAGCCTGAAGCTACAAAGTCTGTGGCAAAGGCTAAGAAGTCAGACTACGTTGCTGTTGAAGAAACTCAAGTCAAAGCTGACATCGTTAAGAACCTGACTGAGTTCTTCAAGCTACAGGAGCAGTTAGAAGCGCATATCAGGGAATCAGAGGAGAAGGCAAGGACTGTAGTTTTCTCTGATGATGTGAACTTGATGGAAGAAGCCCTAAACAGGGTTTTGGCGCAACAAGAGATGGAGAGGTTGGTAGTTCAGATACGAGAGTGCATGGTCTATC